TGCCCAGCATTTCGGTGCCGGACTCGATCATGCCCTGCGAGACGCCGAAGACCAGCGCCGGCGTCAGCGGCACGCCCTTGTCGCGCGCCTCGGCGAAGGCTTGCCCGCCAGTGTTGGCGCCCATCGACCACAGCACGGGGGACATGCGCGCGCCCGATGCGGCCGGTCCGCCAGGAACGAGTGCCAGGGGAAGCTGCAGCAGGTTCACGCCGAAAGACTGCGCGCCCGAGTACAGACCGGCCTCCCACACGTTGCCGGCCTTTGGCATCAAGCTGTCGGCTTGGCCGCGCGCGGTCTGGCCAAGCCGCGTTGCCGACTCCACGATGGGCCGGCCCGGAGCGCCCATCAGCTCGCCGGCCGCGCGCACCAGACCCCATGCGCCTTCGTTGAACTTCGGCCCGGCCGACAGCACGGCACTGCCGGTGTTGCCCAGCACGCGCAGGGCCTTTTCCACGCCGGTCAGGTTGCCGATGTCGTCATGGATGACCTTCGACGCCTCCATGTCGGCCAGCATCAGCGCTGTGGTCGGCGCATCGCGCGCGATGGCCTCGAACGGAATTTCTCCCATCACGGCCTGCTTCTTGACGGCCGGCACGTTCAGCGCCGTCAGCGTGGGCACGCCGGTACGCCGCGCGATGCGTTGGGCCTCGGCGTACACGTCGGGGTTGGTGTCGGCCGCCGCCATGTAGCCGAAGCGCGCGGCTGCGGCGCGGTCCTCGGGCGGCTGGGGCGAGAGCATCGCCGCTGCGGCGGCGTCCAGTTCGTTGTCGGTCATCGGGGGATCTGGTTGATCGCGGCTTCTCGTTGCGCGCTCGTCATGGGGCGCGGGCCGGGCAGGGTCGTGGTGCGGCTGCGCCAGTACAGCTCCAGCACCTGTGCATCGCTCGGGTTCTCCACGCCTTGGCGCTTGAGCGCGACATCAATACGCTTGCGGTCATCGCCTGGGATGTCGCCCGGCTTCATGCCGAAGATCGGCGCCGTGGTGCTGGAGAACCAGCCGCGCAGCTGTGTGCTGTGCGCAAACAGGCCGTCCAGGTGCTGCGCCACCTCGGCATCGGTGAACTTCTTGCCCGCCTCCTGCTGCGCGCGGATGAAGTAGTCGTTGACGAACTTGCGCACCGTGCCCACACGCAAGGCATCGTCGCTGCCGTCCTTGGGCGTGGGGTCCATCTTCATCTGCCGCAGCCGGTCGTTCAGCGACGCGTTGATGGCGCTGCTGTTCAGGTCGCCAGCGCCACCCTGGCCGGAGCCTTTGGCGCCAAGCAGCTTGGCCCGCTCGTTCGAGAAGTGCTTGAAATCGGCCTCGGACAGCTCGCGCCGCAGCGCGAAGAACTCGGCTTCGCTCAGGCCCTTGAGCGCCTGCGGGTTCTCGGTCAGGCGCTGGTACAGCAGCGGGCTGGTCACGTCGTCGCCCTTCGCCACCCGGCCGGCGAAGTTCATCACGTTGTCCACCTCCTTTGGGGGGATGGCGGCCACCAGCGCGGGCGGCAAGTCGCTGAACCGGCCACCGTTGCCCATCACGCCGCGCATGGCCTCGGCCACCGCCTCATCGCCGCGCTGCTTGATGGCCTTCTCGTTCTCGTTGAACTGGCGTTCCGCCTCCTGCCTCGCCATCTTGAGGCGGTTGGGGTTGCCCGCCAGGCGCGGGTCGGCGCGCAGGCCGGCGTCGATATCGGCGAACGTCGGTCGCGGACCGGTGCCGCCGCCCGAATTGAGCGCCGCGAGGTTCTTGGTCACGTAGTCCTGCGTCTGCTTGCGGTTCGCGGGCGTGCGGCCGTCGTTGTTCAACTGCCAGAACCAATCGGCCTGCGGCGTTCCAGTCTGCGCCTTGGCGGCGCGGGCCTGCGCTTCATCCACCCAGCGCTCGCCCGCGTTGTAGGCCGCCCACGTCTGGCCCGCATCGCCGTACTTCTTCGTCAGCGCGCCCAGCAGATCGCGGCCCACGCGTGCGTCGTCATCGGGCGTGCCGTTGGATGGCTTGATGCCGTGGCCAGGGTTCTTCGCCGTGGCCGGCATCACCTGCATGATCCCGCGCGCGCCGGCCGGGCTGACGGCGTTCGGGTTGCCGCCGCTCTCGCTTTGGATCGTGATCTGCATCATGCGGTCCATGTCGGTAGGAGCCAGCCGGCGCGAGGCTTGCCCGGCATACTCGCCGCCCACGGCGCTGCCCACCTGCGCATCCACCGCCTTCGTGATGTGGCCGCGCACCGCCAGAATGTCGGCGCCGTCCATCTGATCCTTGTAGCGCTTCAGGTATTCATCGGCATAGCTCGGGTCGTTCTGGTCCAGCGCGGCCATCAGCGCCACCTTGTGCGCGTTGCTGGTCAGCTTGCGGGCCTGCGATTCCTGCCACTCGGCCGATTGACCGGTCAGCTTGGCCTGCCGGTAGACCTCGCTCTTGATGCGCGTCACCGCCGCGTCCACGGCGTCAGGGCTGCGCCAGTTCAGCTCGATGTCGCGCAGGGCCGTGGCCTGCACGCCCTCGGCGACGGAGAGCTGGTAACCCAGGTACTCGCGCGATTCGTGCTGCGCCACGCCGCCACGGAAGTTCAGGCGCATCTCGCCAGCGGCGCGCTGGAACGCGGCCTTCTGCCGGTCGGTGCCCAGCGTGGCCGCGATGTCGCTTTCGGCGGCGGCCAGTTGCTCGTCGTAGTGGTCGGCCAGGGACTTGCCGTCAGGGCGGTCGAAAGCGTTCTTCCCCTTGACCGACAGGTATCCCACGTCCTTGTCGTGCTGGAGCGTGAGCTGCCGCTCCTTGAACTTGTTGGCCGCGTCGGTCAGGCGCAGCTCGTCGGCGCGCGCCTGCATGTCGAGCGCGATCTTGCCCGCCACCTGCCCGGCGCCCTCCAGCGCCTGGCCGAAGCCCTGCAACTGGCGCGCGCCGAAGTCACTGGCCTCGGGCGACACCAGCCGGCCCTGGGGGATGCCGCCCGGCGTGGCCTGCGGGCCTTCGGGCATGGGGACTCGGGGCATCGGTTACCCCTCCAGGATGGAGATATGGAACATGCCGCATGGTGCTGCGCGCGCGCCGCGTCACGCGCACCCGTGGTTGCCAGAAAATACGAAATTTTGTATGATTGTCCCGTGGCCGATCCCAAGCCCATCGAGTTCCGGGGCAGTTCCCTGGATGACCTTCGTTGCTTTCCCCTCGCGGCAAGGCGCGAGGCCGGCCATCAGCTCGATCAGGTACAGAACGGCCAGGACCCGGACGACTGGAAGCCGATGAATACGGTCGGTCAAGGCGTGAAGGAGATTCGGATTCGGGATGCCGCCGGGACGTTTCGGGTCATGTACGTTGCCAGGTTCGCCGAGGCCATCCATGTTCTTCACTGCTTCCAGAAGAAGACGCAGAAGACCAGCAAGGCCGATTTGGACTTGGCGGCGAGGCGCTACCGTGACTTGTTGCAGGAGCTAGGCCGATGAGCAATCAACGATTCGCCAGCATCTGGGATGCCATCGAGGACACCCCGGAGGAAGCGGAAAACATGAAACTGCGCTCCGTCCTGATGATGGCGCTGAAAACCCATCTCACGCGTTCCGGGATGAGTCAGGCACGAGCGGCCAAGGTGCTCGGCGTGACCCAGCCGCGTGTCTCTGACTTGATGCGCGGCAAGATCAATCTGTTCGGCCTCGATGCCCTGGTGAACATGGCGACGGCCGCCGGGCTGCGCATCGAGATGCGCGTGCTCGAAACCGCCTGAACCATCGCCGGGCCTTACCTCCAGCCGTTGTTCAGTTCGTACAGCGCGCCGATGGGGTCGCCAGCCGGCGCCAGGGTGCCCGGCGAGTCCCACGCGCCGGCCTTGCTGAAGTCGTACCAGCCGCTCGCCACCCGCCCCGCGCTGCCCAGCAGCGAGGTGGCCGCCGACAGGCCGGGGCTGATGCCGGCCGCGTTGGCGCGCGACATGGCCGCCTGGCTGCGCGCATTGCTCGCCTGCATGCGCTGGCCGAACGCGGCGCGCATGGCGTTGATCTCCAGCGTGGCGCGGTCGGCCTCGCGCATCGCATCGGTACTGGCCTCCACGTCCGCCGCGCTGCCCTCGTCCAGGGCGATGCCGTTGGCGGCCATGGCGGCGCGCTGGCGGCTCTTGAGCTGGCCGTATTGCGCCGTGGCCTGGGCGATGCGCTGATGGCCGTCGCGCAACTCGGCCTGCGCGCCCAGCTCGGCGATGCGGGCGTTGGCCTCGGCGATCGCGGCCTGCGCGCCCAGGTTGCCCTTCTGGATGCTGGCCTGCGAGGCGGCGCCGAAGGCGGATGCGACGCCGCCCGCCGCTTGCGAGAACAGCGAGATGTTGGCGAGTGTGCCGGAAGAGAAGCCCATGCGCGCATGATCCGGGCCAGCGTGCCCGTCACGCGCACCGGGTCAACCGCCGAAGACCACCTCGGCGGTCAGCGCCAGGATCGTCAGTGGCAGCGGGTCGGTCTGCCGCACGTAGAGCTGGCCGCCGCCCTGCACCCAGTCCGGCTCCAGCGGGATTTCGATCTCGCCGCTGACGAGCGCGGGCGGCGCGCCGTAGGGCTCGACGGTGCGCTGCTTGAACTCCTGCAGCGCGCCCAGGCTTGGGCCGGCGTGGATGCCCGAGGACCGGTGCACGCGCAGCCAGAGCTTGTTGACGTTCTTGACGCGCCCCTGGCCGAATGCGGGGTCGCCGGCGGGCGACACCACGGGCAGCGTGCGGATGCGGGCGTCGATGGGCAGGCCGACGTGCACCGTGGTCGCCGGCCGGGGCAAGGTGGCCTTGCCATCGGCCACCTGCTGCGCGGGCAGCACGGCGCCGTCGGCCAGGATGCTGACCTCGTGGCCGTTCAGGTGGTCGATGCCGGTCACCTCGGACACGGGCGGGTCGTAGTTGCGGGAGCTGCCGCAGTCCACGAAGTAGGCGTTGGCCTGATCGACGGCCTCGTTGCCCACCACGCGCCAGTTCATGCGCTCGATGCAGCGGCGCGTGACGCCGCCCAGCGTGCGCTGGACCACGAGGTAGGGCGTGTCCACCAGGGCCAGCTCGGACACCACGGCCACGCTCTCGAAGGCGCCGCCCTGCGTCTCGTGCGTGTGCCAGGCGCCGATCTGCTGCTCGGGCACGTAGGTCAGGCCCATCAGCTTGCCGGTGCTGCTGACGGCCCATACCACGGGATACGGCGCCTTCATATAGGCCATGTCCACGATGGACGCGACATCGAAGGCGTCGGCGTTGCGCAGGCTCAGGTCGCCCGTGACGTAGCCCTGCGCCTGCCAGTTGTAGCCCAGCTCGTGCACGTGGCCGCCGCGCGCCGCGGCGAACACCACCGAGTTATTGACGATCACCGGCTGCACGTTGTTGGCGCCGACGTAGCTCTGCGGCTTGACGCTGACCGAGGTGGGCGTGATGGCGTCGGAGTTGACCGAGGTCACGCGCCACTCGGTCGAGCTGGTCAGCAGCAGCAGGCTGGACAGCGGCACGATGTGGCGGATGGCGTTGACCTGCTGGGCCGCCACGCGGAACGCGATGCGGTCGTCGTCCCGCACGGGGACGCTGTAGGTCATGGCGTTCTCGGTGCCGGGCCGGGTCATCCAGACGTTCTGCGGCTTGAGCGCGGCCCCGGCGAAGACCTTGCGCTGCTCGTAGTAGCCCACGGCGGCCGGCCAGTCGCTGGCCAGCGTGGCGTCGTACCGCGGCGGCACCCGGCTCATGTCGGGCGCGATGTTGTCGTCCACCATCGCCGGGTCGGAGATGCCGACGATGCGCCCGATGAAGCCGTAGGCGCCGCCCTGGCGCTTGTAGACGATGTACTCGCGCGCGCCGGGCGTGGCGGCCATCACCTCGATGGTGTTCTTGTTGCCGGTGACGAACAGGTTGTTGTCGATCTCGGGCAGCTCCGCCGGTAGGGATTCGGCGCCGTCGCTGTCGCGCACCCAGGTGACGGCGTAGCGGTACTTCAGCGTCGGCGGCATGCCGGTGGCGACGGTGGCGTCGGCGGTGGCGCTCACCGTCGCGGGCGGCGGCGCGAAGTCGATGGGCATCAGTTGCCAGTCGAGCGCGCCCAGGCGGCGCAGCTCGTGCGGCGGCGCGCCGGGGTGCACCAGGGTCACCACGTCGGCCGACTGGACGTAGTGCACGTCCATCAGCATGGCCTCCGACCACGGCGCGGCGATCTCGTAGGGCACCGGCCCGTCCATCAGCGTCTGGCCCAGCGTGTGGAAGCGAATGTAGTGGTGCCCCAGCTCGATCACCATCGTCTGGTCGATCGAGAAAATGAACGGGATCAGCCGCGCCTTGCGGTCGTTGTACTTGGCGAAGGCGACGAAGGTGGTGCCGGGCCGGTTCTCCACCGCGCCCTGGGGCCGCGCCATGAAGTTGACGCACTCGGCCAGCCCGGTCTGGTACTTGCCGTCGTCGATGCGGCCCCACATCTCCTTGGACACCTCGCCACCGGCGAAGCTGCGGGAATACAGGCGTTGCGTGGCCATCAGGCGCGCCCCGCGATCCACGCCGGCACGTGCGCGGGCGCGGTCTGCCGGCCCTGGTTGGCGTCCGCTTCGGCCGCCTTGCCGGCCTGCGCCAGCGCCACCTGCAACAGGGCCTTGGCCGTGCCGGCGCCGGTGTCGCCCTTGATGATGGGGCCGGCGATCATCGAGGCCAGCCAGTACGACAGCGCCAGCCTGAACAGCGGCGGCAGCACCTGCGGCATGGGCGCGGAGCGGGTGTAGCGCGCGAACGCCGTGGCCGCGTGGGTGCAGATGACCGTGGGGCTCACCGCGCCGGCCTGGCGCTCGTAGTCCACGGGCGGGCCGTCCGCCGCCTCGCTCAGGTGCCAGATGCGCAGGCAGGCCACCGGCTCGGCGAACACGCTGGCCCAGCCGGGCCGCGTCTCGGCCAGCGGTGCCAGCGCCTCGGTCAGGGTGGCGAAGCCCCAGGGGTGGAACTCCAGCAGCGCGCCCATCGCCAGCGGGTACATGTTGGCGCAGAGCTGGGCGTAGACGGAGCCCTCGGGCGGGTCGACGGCCGAAATGGTCGCGGCCTGCCCGATGTGGGACAGCGCCAGGTTGCACACGTCAACGGTAGGGGTCATGCGCTTCTCACGAAAAAGAAGGGGCGCGATGCCCCTTCAAAATTGGTCGCAACAACCAATGGAGACAATCAGGCCAGGGGCGGTTCGGGCTTCTCGCGCTTGGGCGGTTTCTTCTCTTCCTGCGCGGCGGCGGGCTCGAACCAGGTGGCGCGCTGGCCCTCGGGCACGTCGAACACGTCGCCGGGGGCGCGCAGCGCGCCGTGGTAGCCCTGCTTGGATGCGATGACTTTCATGGCGGCGGCTCCGGTCAGGCGATGCGCGGGCTGTCGGGGTACGGCGTGTTCTGCTGGACGCCGGTCACCACCTGCGCCGAGAACTTGCCGGCCGTCAGCGGGCCGGTGCCCACGGTGTAGTTCACGCGGCAGTAGCGGCGCAGCCGGGTCGGCATGGGCAGCACGACCTGCTGGCCGGCGCCCAGCGCGGCCTTGGGCGTGGCGCCCGTGGCCACCACGTCGGCCCAGGTCGCGTTGTCGGCCGAGTCCTGCACGGCGAACGTGATGGTGGCGGCGCCGGCCGCGGTGGCACCCTCGTCCACCGTGATGACCATCTTCGTGAGATCGTCCATGCCGGTGTTCGGGTTGCCCTGGCCGAAGTCGATCACGTCGGTGGACGCGGCGCTGGCGGTCACGGTCTGCGCGTCGCTGACCTGCAAGAATTTGTCGATGTACATGCGTCTCTCCTTGGGTTCAGACCACGCGGGCCTCGGTCAGCAGCAGCGCGTCGGTGCGGCGCACCGGCACGCCGTCGAAGGCCACCACCTGCTTGCCGGCCACGGTGTCCATGGTCAGCGTGGAGTTGGCCACCTTGTTGGTGATCTGGCGGCGCAGGAAGCTGCGAATCTTGCGCGGCGCATAGAAGGTCGCGCGGCCCATGCCCAGGTTGGGCGGAATCTCCACGGCCTGCGTCAGCAGGTCGATCAGGTCCGCGCCGGCGCTGGCGTTCTTGGTCAGGTCGGATACGTCGATGTTGGCGATGCGCACCGCGTAGCGCCAGTCGCGCAGCGTCAGGCCCAGGTCCCACTTGTAGTGGGTGCGGTAGCCCTGGTAGCGGCCGCCAGCGGCGTCGAACAGCGTGTGCTCGCCCAGGTCGCGGCTTTGCAAGCCGGCGTAGCTGCCCTTGGGGTAGATGCCGTGGCAGGTGTTCGGACCCCACACCACCAGCCAGATGCTGGCGTTGTCGTTGCCCGTGCCGCCGGCATCGACGATGTTCTGGCCGTTCTCGGCCGCCAGCGAGCTGTAGCGTGGCACCAGGCCCATGAAGCGCTCGGGGTCCAGGCTGGAGTCGCCGTAGAACAGGGTCTGCGCCATGGTCTGGTTCAGGCCCTCGACGAACGCGCGGTCTTCCGACAGGCGCCAGGCGGCGCTGTTGTCGTTCAAATCGGCCAGGGCCTTGTCGACCTCGGCGTAGGTCTCCAGCATGCCCATGCTGTCCTTGACCTGCGCGGTGCGCGACTTCTCGGGCGGCACGCCGTAGTTCAGCTTGCGCCAGGTGCCGACGGGCAGGCCGGTGCGCACGGTGGTCTTGTGCTCGGTGAATCCGTTGGCCTGGATCATCGTCATGTCTTCCAGGACCTCGTTGGTCTCCTTGAGCATCTCGACGATCTGCGGATCGACCTTGCCATCCGGCGTCAGGCGCGAGGCCACATCGGCCAGGGTGGGGTTGGTGGTGTTGAGGACGGGCATCGTTGCTCCTTCAGGGGTTCATGTTGGACGCGGTGTAGAGGCGGCGGGCGTCGCCGCTGGCGGGCGGCGCGGCCTTGCCGGCCACGAAGCTGTCTTCGCTGATCGCCTTGCCGGCCTTGACGAACATCCGGATCACCTCCGGGTGGTTGCCCAGGCCGGTCTGGTTCATCAGCGCTTTCAGCTCGGGCGACGCGAACGTGTCCATCGCCTTCTTGGCCAGGCCCAGGTTCTCGGCCAGCTTGTCGCCGCCGAATTCCTTGTCGGCGGTGGACTGCTCGCGCCACTGCTCGTGGACGGCCTTGATCTGTTCGGCCTGGCGCTGCGCCAGATGCGGCGCCATCTTGTCCACCACCTTTTGCGCGGCGTCCTGCGTCAGGCCCAGCTCCTTGGCGACACCGGCGAAGGCGTCGGCCGTGGCGCTGTCCAGCTCGTGGCCCTCGGGCGCGGTGAACGTGTAGCTCTCGGGGGCGGCAGGCGGCGCGGCAACAGCGGGCGGGGCGGCGGGCGCCGGAGCGGCAGCAGCGGAAGCCGGCACCGGAGCAGCGGTGGGCGCGGGTGCGCCCGCCAGCGGGGCTGGAGCGGCGACCGGCGCGGCGACCGGCGCGGCGGCAGGCGGTGCGGGGGCGGCGGGCGCGGGTGGTGGCGCCGTCATCAGCGATTCATCGGCCATCGTCTTGGTTCTCCTGGATCATTTGCGCGTAGCCGCCGGGGCTGGCGGCCAGCAGGTCGTTCAACAGGTTCAGGCCCGTGTTGCGCTCGCCTTCGCGGAAGGCCACGGTCGCGGCGTCCAGACCCGGCAGGTAGCTGATCCGGAAAACGCCCGCCAACCCCAACAGCCGCCACGCCACGCGGCGCCCGTGCGGGTCGGCCAGCAGCCGGCGCAAGTCGTCCAGCGCCGGATCCCGGGCCTGCTGCGCCTTCTCGTTCAGCTCGTTTTCGTCCATGCCCGGCAGTGTCCGGCGGCCCGCGCGCGTCACGCGCACCCCCCTACTGCGCGGCCTGCGCAAGGTCGGTCAGGGCGTTGGGTTTGCTGGTGTCCACGCCGCCCAGCTTGGCCGCGGCGCCGGCCGCCTGCTCGGCCATGGCCGCCTGCTGCATCGCGGCCTGCTGCTGGGCGCGCTGCTGGCGGATCAGCGCCACCTGCTCGCCGGCCACCACGATCTGCGGCGGCACGCCCAGGCGGTCGGCGTAGTAGTCGGCCCACTGGTCGGCGTCGAGCTTGTCCAGCACGTCGGGCTTGACGGCGGCGATCTGGCCCAGGGCCATCACGTAGCGATCCACGCTGCCGGTGGCCGTGGCGCGCTGGGCCTGGGCCAGTGCGGAGACGAACTCGACGTTCAGGTTCCGTCCCTGCAGGTCGGGCGGCGCGGGCGGCACGATGCCGGCCTCGACCATGCGCGCGAAGGTGACCTCGACCAGGGGGGACAGCATCTCGCCGTGCAGGCGCTCCAGCACCGGCCCCAGCATCAGCATCTTCTCCTGCTGGCGCGCCAGGATTTCGGTGGCCGTCATGGAGGGATCGTCGGCGCGGCGCTGCGCGATCATCATGAACAGGTCCACGAACAGCGCGCTGTTGATGCGCTGGCGCACGTCCTGCAGGTCCAGCAGCAGGTGCTGGAGGTTGAGGCTCACGTCGAACAGGCTGCGCACGGCCTGCTGCGTGCCGGGCTGGTCCACGAACGTGATGCCGCCGGGCAGCATGTTGCCGCGCTGGTTCTTCAGCATGGTCGGCGCCTGAAGGGGCGGCAGCGTCATGTAGTCGATGGCCTGGCTCTTGCGCCGCTGCTGCTGCTGGAGCTGCTTCACGTCGCCCAGCGCGTCCATGGCCGGGCTGGCGCCGTAGATGTCCGACCCATAGGTGCGCCAGCGCGCGCACAGCGCCGGGAATTCCTGGTAGCCGCTCTCGCTCAGCACCTTGTCGCCCTCGGCGCCGGGCTCCAGGTACACGCTGCGCCAGGCCATGTGGCGCGCGTCGCGCTTGCGGGTGTCGCGGTCGTGGCGCGGCTCGATGGCGTGCACCACGGGCACCCAGGCGTCGTACCGGCCCTCGTCATGCAGCCGGCGCACGGCCTGCGAGCATGCGGCGTGGCCGAAACGGCGCACCATCTGCTCCACGGTCATCGAAAACTCGCGGTACAGCGTGTCCACGGTCTGGCCGTTGCCGCTGCCGATGGTGTACTCGCCCACCGTCAGCGGGTGGTGCGACAGCACGGCGCCGAAGTCCGGCTGCACCACGGTGGCGCAGGTGCCGAAGGCGCCCAGCTCCTCGTAGCAGGTGTGCAGCGCCCGGTAGGTGTTGGAGCGCGCCATCACCATGCGCATCAGCTCTTCCACGTCGTGCAGCCACTGCTTGACGGACGCGGACTCGTCCAGCTTGGGGTCGCTGGTGGTCAACCGGAACCACGGATTGCCGGGGCTGGTCATGCCCGCGTGCAGGCCGGAGCCCAGCGTGGACAGCGCCAGGACGCCGGTGTTGTCGATGATGCTCTGATCCTTGCGCTCGCCCCGGTTCGCCTCCGCCGATTGCAGCGCCTGGCCGGCGCGCGGCTTCATGTAGCGCACGATCTCCTGCCAGTGCGGCACCCAGGACGAGCGCTCGGACTTGAGAGCCTCGTTGCGGCGCAGGATGCGCGTGCGGGCGGTGGCGTCGAGCATCACTGGCCCAGCAGCGTGCTTTTGCCCAACGTCAGCGCGTTCGGATCCACGCCCTGCGGCCCGGTCAGCATGGTCGAGCCGCCGCCCGGCAGGGCGTTGGCGGCGGCGGGCTTCTTCTGGTTGGTGCGGTTGAACGCCTGATCCGCCGCCTTGGCCTCGTCCTCGGCTTGCTTGGCCGCCTGCTCGGCCGCCTGCTTGGCCTGCGCGGCAGCGGCCTCCTGCGCGTCCTTGGCCTGATTCTTCTGGCGCCGCGCGCCGTCGATGGATGCGGCCGTGCCCACGACGGCCGATGCCGCCATGATTGCCGCTGCGATTGAGGAAAATGCCGCCACTTCACACCGCCTTTACTTGACAGCGCTCCACCACGCGATAGCCCAGCTTCTCGAAGAGCTGACCCGCTGGTGTTGCACCACTGATTACCAAATCCGACATGCTCACGGCCACTGCGCCGTGCTCCCGTGCCCATTGCTCGAAAGCCTTGGCCAGCTTGACCCCGGCCGACGAGCCCCGATACGCCTCATCCACCCACCAGCCCAGCTCGGCAGCCATGCATGCGCTGGGGTTGAACCAGACAGGGGCCAGCAGGCCGGCGATGCCCCCGGCGATCTGCCCGTCTGCTGCCTCTGCAACAAGCACCAAGCCTGATTCCTTGAGCCGAGACAGCGACGCTCGCGCCGCGCTGGCATCGAACTTCACGAAATCAGCAAAGCGGGAGAAGGCAAAGAAGCGATGACCAAGGGCTACCAAGGCATCCAGGTCATCGTCTGTCGCGGGGCGGATGTGCATGCCCCGCATGGTGCTGCGTGCGCGCCGCGTCACGCGCACCGCTCAGGCGAAGGGGTCGTAGTCGAAGCCCTTGAGCCTGGATTCAATCCCAAGCTCGCGCGCTGCCCGCTCCCCGGCGGTGAGCTGCTGCACCGGGAAGGCGAACGACAGCGCCAGCGCATCCGCCCGGTTCGGCGACGGCACGCCGCGCGCCTTCATCTCCTTCTTGGACTCAAGCTGCAGCTTGCCGTCCAGGCGCGGCACGATCTCGGGCGCCTGCAATTCGTCGCGCAGCATCGGGTCTTCGGGGATGGCGCCGCCCTCCTTCAGCCAGTCGCGCATGGCCTTCCAAATCTCGGCGCGCTTGTTCAGACAACCCACGTCGCCGGAGGCCGAGGCAAACCACACCAGCACCCAGCCGCGCCCCATGGCCCGGCCAGCGGAGACGATGCCCGTCCCAAAACCGGCATCGACGAACACCGCATCCGCCTTGTGCTCATCCTCTAGCCGGGCCACGATCTGCGCCACCACCAGGTCGTTGTCGTTCTTGGCCATGCGGTGCAGGACTTGGAACATCAGCCCCTGGCGCATGCCGATCACCAGCTCGTCGTCGCCCTCCCAGGCCGGATCGACGGTCAGGATCACAGGGGCGAACGCGTACTGGCCCTCGGCCAGGTGCCGGCCATAGGCCGCCGTCACGTCCGCCTCGCCGATGAACTGCCGGCTGGACATGCTGGGGAACATGCCGCGCACCCGCACCTTGAAAAAGTCGCTGTCCTCGCCGTAGTCCGCCGCCCACTTGGCCATCTGCTCCTTGTTCGTGCCCTCCACGCAGCGGCTGTCGATCTGCCGGCCCAGCCAGCGATGGCGGTAGCGCCGGAAGCACTCGCGGAAGCGGCCCGTGTTGCGCGTGGGGTTGCCGAACGCCACCCAGATGATCTCCGTCCCCTCATCGGTCAGCGCACCCTCGGCCACCTCCCACACCTTGTCCGCGATGGCCGACGCCTCGTCGAACACCAGCACGATGCGCTTGCCCTTGTTGTGCAGGCCGGCGAACGCCTCGGTGTTGTGCTCGCTCCAGGGCACGAAGTCCGCGCGCCAGTTCTTCGCATGCGCCGCATCACGCGACGCAATGCTGGTGGCGTTCACGTCGAACCAGGGCGACGTGAGCGAAAGCCGCTGCCACTTGCCCACTTCGGGCGAGGTCTTCGTGCGCAACTGCGTGTCGGTGTTGGCCGTGATCACCACCTTGCAATCCTCGCAGGTGCTTAATGACCAGTTGGTCAGCATGCCGATAAATGCCGATTTGCCGATACCATGTCCTGATGCGCGCGCGATAAGTATCGGATTGAAGCGCCGGGCAGGATCGCGCAGCGCCTGGCCTATCTCGTCCAGTGCTTCCCGCTGCCATCGACGCGGCCCGTCGTAGTCTGCAAGCTCACCCGCGCCCCAGTCGTAGGCCATGAGTGCCCAGCGCAGCGGGTCTTTGTCGCAGCCCGCCGCCAGGTCGATGACCTCCTGATCCACATCAGCCGCCACGCGCTCGCGCCCTTGCAAGACGGTCCGCCAGCGTGGACGTGACGTTCACATCCACCTTGTCGCGCCACGCGCCCACATCCACGTGCCGGCCGATCAGCTCCAGCACCTTCAGCCGGTCAGCCAGCTTCACCTTGCGCAAGGTTGCCCCCGCCTCGCCATCCTGCCCCACCTCCTCGGCGAACTCGACGCCAGCCACCAGGCCGCGCCGCCACACCTCGGGCCACCGATCGACCGTGAGCATGCCGCCGTCAGGGCCGCACAGGTCGGCCATGTCCGCATCAGCCATGGCTGCAAGACGCCGGAGCACCCAGTCCGCGTTGATCTGGGTGCGATCGGCCCGCGCCTTCAGGCCCTCTGCCATCGCGCGCTGCACGCGAGGATCGCTCAGGAGCACGCCGCGCCGCGCAGTAGTCGCGCTGTAGCCCGCACGCAGGGCGGCCTGCTCGGCATTCAGGTCCACCATGTATTCCGCGACAAATCGCTCCTGCTTCGGGGTCAGCGTCATGTTGCTATTTCACCAGCGCGCGCAGAGATCACGCGCACACCTGTACGCATCAAATGCAACCGGGTGCGCATCAGATTTGCAAACCCCCCCGAGTGAGCCATGGTGCGCATCAACGAATCGCCTCCAGCGCGCGGCGCACAAACTTCGAGCCGCCCAGCCTGCGCAGCTTGGACCGCTCGGCCAGTGTCAGGCTCACCCACGCCCGCACGCGCTCCCGCTGCGATGGCGGCCGATTGACGGTCGGCCCCACCTGGCCGCGCCGGGAGCCATCCACGATCCCCTTCACGCCCGACTTGCTGATCCGCCACTTGCGCGCCAGCGCAGCCAGGGACATGCCCGCCTCGCGGTCATCCAGCAGCCTCGCCACTTCCGCATCGGTCAGCACCGCCCGGTGGTGGCTCTCGCCGATCCGGCGCCCGCATTCGTTGATCCGAACTGCTTCTTTCACAGCTTCTCCAGATTGCGCAGCGTCACCGCCAGCGCGTCCCATTCGTCCATCTTGCGCAGCGTCCAGGCCCGGCGCTGCCCATGCAGACCCAGCAGGCTGCCGCGATGGCAATCCGCGCACAGGGCGACGCACAGGTACTGCTCGTGCTGGCGGATGTGGTGGGCCTCGCTGGGGCCAGGCGCGCCGCACACGCTGCACGGGCACGCCTTGACCCTGGCCAGGCGTTCGCGGTCTTTGGGGGCGATTCTGTTCAGCATGCGATTTCCCCCGTCTCCGGGTCCACCTGCCACTGCTGCGCGTCCCTGAACTCCACGCCGCGATCCACGGCCCAGGCCGCGATGAAATCGCACAGCTCCGCGCATTCGGCCCGCGTCAGCTTCGAGGTGCGACGGAACACCACATCAACCCCGTGGCCGTCCAGCGCCGGCAGAATCTCCACCGACTCACCGCGCGCCCGAAGCCACGCAGCCGTGAGCAGGCGCTTCCATACCTCCGGATCGCGTCGCGCGCCGGCCCATTCGAGCTGCGCAGCGATGTCGCCCAACATGGCGTGCAGCAGGCGGTTCTGCTTGTCGGAGCGCGTCTCGGGCCGCACCTCCAGAACCAGCCGATGGCCTGCGATAAGCAGCGACTTGGCCGCCTTCCAAGCGTTCTCGAATGGCTGGCGGGCCTGCTGGGCGTCCCACAGACGCAGGGTGATGCGATCAGCCATGAGCCCTCCGGTACGGCCAAGCGACCATCGCCGCGTCACGACAGTGCTGGTTGCTGGCCTCATCCCAGCCCGTGACCGCACGGAACGCCGCAGCGTCCAACTTCGGCCCCTTGTCTTTGGGGCTGATGCC